CTGCTGCTGCGCGTCTTGTTCCATTTCTTCGTCAGTGCGGCGCCAATCGGCCGGCACCCCGATGCCGCGGATCGCATCGTCACGGGCTTTCGAGAGGTTTGTTCTGGGAACCGTGACACCCGCCTGCATGGCCGAGGCTTCGACCTGGAGGGCTTCCTGATACTGCTGAACGAGGATCCGGTCTGAGACCTGCTGCATCGGGTTGATGAACTTCCACGTCGGCGGCGTACTGAGTTTCCTCAAGCGATCCGGCATCAGTGAAAAGTCGTAGTGGCCCATGTTCTTTTCGACGGCGAAGGTCTTGTCGAGCAACTGCGTGTTGTATTCGGTCTCAACCGGCTCGATGATCGGCAGCAAGTTCCGGACGTGCTGCTCCAAGAGTTGGGAAATCTCATAGGCCGTGCGCTCTGTTCCGCTGTCCGGCAGGCTCAACTTGTCGATGAAGAAGGCCCTGGAAAGCGTCTCGCGTAACCCCTGCTGCATGGCAAAGGCGGTCTTCATGTCGGCGCCGAGGTTGATCGGGGAGAAATGGTCCGAGACCTTTCCATCCCCCTCAATATCGGCCCATGTGATCGCTCCGGCCTGCAAACTTGCGTCCCGGATAACTTCATCCCGGGCGATCATCGGCGGGTTGATCTGCTTCTCACCAGCTTCGAGGATGATCGAGGCCAACGCCTGAGCCATGCGCGTATCTGGCAATGACGTCATGGCCGCGGGGGAAAACGAATACTGCGACCCGGAGATGGTCTGCCACCGCGGCACCATGTATGGGAACGTCGCGCTTGGGGCCTCGCGGATGATGCACTCGTTGTCCTGGTCGATGTAGACCACGATGAACGGCAGCTTGCGGCGCTTGGAATCCCCAGAACCACTACCGAAGGAATCGTACTCGTCGGCTGGCAGCGCCACCACGCGAAGGTTGAATTCTTTGTTCGGCTCTTTCTCCGCCGCTTTCTTGATGGTCTGGTGCAATTCCGCGGGTTTGAACTTCCGCATCATCGCCCGCGCGCTCATCTTGTCCTTGCGGTGCAGATGATCGATCTCGCGGACTTCGTTCTCGAGCCAGGCGCAATCGCGTAAATGGTGGCAGCGGTAGAAAATGTGTTCCCGGTCGGGAGACTCTTCGATCGAGATGACGGGCTGGCCAAAGCTGACGTAGTCGTGGTCGCCTTCTTTCGTCGCCCGGATGAACTTGGCGCGAGCGTCATACATGGCGGCGCGCGTCGTGGTCGTGATGTATTCCAGGAACTGAGCGCAGGCGGGATCATTGTCGATATCGTCGATCCCGGTCGAGCACTTGAACCAAGGCGCCTGACGAGGGCGAAGCATTCCGGAGAGCGAGTTGCCGAGTTCTCTCCGGGTTAGAACCGGAAACGAATCTGCAAGGTGGGCTGAGAACTCTTGTCCGAGAATGAGCGGCGTGATGAAGTCCGCCCGTTCCGGATAGATGTTGATCGCGATTTCCTGGCAGAGAGAGTCGTAGGGCAGTTTTGTCGTAAAGAGCTTGCCGCCGAGGTCCAAAAGCTCTTTCGCACGCGCATCACCGGCCATCAGGTTCCCTCCAACTCAATGTCACGCTGGAAATCAGGAACCGAGGTTCGTGTTCTGATACGTTCCGGAACCGGTGAGGTTCGTCGAATCCCGGCCACCACCGGCCAGAATGCGGCGGCGCTGCTGATCCTGTGCCGCAAGAGCCGCGGGATCCTGCTGATCCGGCATCTTGACGACGGGCTGCTGTTTCGGGGCCGAGAGGCCGAGTAATCCACCCATTTACCTTCTCCTACGTTTAGCTGCGTCACTGACGGCTGCGAATTTGGGTTTTTCGGAAAACCATGAACTGTGCGGTCCGCCTTTGCCTTTGCGGACAGCGGCATCGCCTTCAGAGAGTGCCATGACGACAGCATCACCCTTGCCAGGTGAGCGTCCTAGGCGATCACGGAGGTCATCTTTCGATTCAATCAGGATGCCGCGAAGCGTCGGATCGAATGTCGGCGCGGCAAGATCGGACCTCAGTTCCGGATCCGGAGGCAGGGCGATCGGTGAGCCGCCCGGTTGGTCGGGGTCAAGAGCTTCGCGGAACTTCCACCATGCCGCGGCGCGGCGATTGGCAAAGCGCAATAGGCCGTCTTTTGTCCGCGCGGTGGATGTGTTCGCGCCGTTGAATGGGACGCATTGAATGCCATTGTCTTTGAGGCGCATGGTGACTTGACCACCATATCCGCCGCCAACATCGACAATGATCGCGGCATTGTCCCGGCGATGCGCGATGATTGTTGCCGCCGCCGATGAGCCGTCCGCCGTCTGCTCGCCCTTTGCGGTAATGATTTCGGCGTACCAAGCGCCATGCCGCCAAGCGAGTTCAGCGGCGTCCTTACCACCACCGGCTGGGTCGAACCCCATCGCCGTCATGGCAAACTCTTTCCAGCCGTCCGGTTTCCAGCGAGCCTGGGCTTCTATGATCCACTGCGTTGGAATGACCTGACGTTCGGCATCCTGCCGTGCAGCCATGAAGTTACCGTCACGCACTGCAGAGCGGATTGGCTCCGGTAGAGCGTCAAGCTGGGCCTGATAGTTCGTATTGACGAGAAACGGGTTGTCTCTCAAGGCCGCGGGAATGAACGTCCGCGACAGGGGAATTGACGGTTTGTCAGCACCGGGAAACTGAACCGGCGTTTGATCTGCGACCTCGACGTCGTTGCCGTCCGGATCAGTGACGAACCAGCGCAATTCTCCGTGCCTAGCTGGCTTGGGATGCGTCAGGTCCAGCCATGGCCGGAACATCCCAACAATCCAATCACCATCGGCATCAACAGGTGGGTTTGTTCCGAGAACGGCACGGCAGCGTTGCCCCGGCGTCGTCGATCGGATCCAGCCTAGGTGAAACCGGACTTGAAGTTCGAGGAACTGTGTTGCTTCGTCGAAATACTTGAGGTCGAACGGAATGCCCTGCCAATCCTGTTCGTCGCCTAAGCGTTGATTGGCGCCGAATTGGATGTAACGATCCCCCGCCCTCAAAAGCGGCGGCGGCGAACCGTTAAACCCATCCCGTGATCCATTGATCTTGATCGCACGCTCGGTCAGGCCGGATAGGTTTGCATACTGCCGACGCATGATGAGCGAACGCTCATGCGAGGTGAATGCCAGGCCAAGGCCGAGGTCACTTTTGCCGCCCCCGCCCTGGCCTCCGTACAAGAGCACATCAGCTTCGCAGTAGAAGGCGTCCGTTTGCGGCCCTGGATTGGGAATCCATTTGAGGTCTTTCGTCGCCTCAAAGGCCGCAGCCTCGATTTCCTTGCGTTCCTCGGGCGGCAGAGCATTGAGCCGCCCGATAATGTCATCCAGCAGAGACGTCACGTTTTGTCTCTTGCCGTCCTATTGCGCGTCCGAGCATGTAGGCGATGCGACGGGCCTTCTCGAGATCAGAAACATCTTTGGTTTCGATCGGGCCGCCGTCCTTGCCCGTGACCTCGCTCTTGTCAGACAAGCCGAGATCGCGAGCGATAATGTTCGCGTTCAAAAGGTCAGAGGCGGCACCAGAAAACTTCTGCTGGTAGATGACCTGCTCTACGCGCGTAATGACGCTGAATAAATCGGAGCGGTTCTTTCTCCAGAGAGCCCAAGTTGTAGTGTCAATATCAAGAAACAGGCAAAGGCCAGCTATGGTCATCGCCCGCATCTTGGCAACTGGTTCGTGACTGGCTGATCCTTGGAACGTGACTAGCCGGTCTTCAAATAACGGGTGATTTTCAACCCATTCGAAATACTCGCAACAGGCGTCCCAAAGGTCTTCGGCCTTTTCGAAGCGAGGGTTCGCGCCATGCGATGAGCGAGCAAGCCAAGCCTTGTTCCCGGACGAGAACCTGCCTGATGCGTCTCGACCTTCCATACTCACCCCTCCACGCTCGCACCATTCCTGCCTTTACGGCGGGCTAGGTGCTTGGATGGACTTATGATCTCTTCGGGGAGTTCCACGCGGACGAAGCCGGAGTCGATCGCTTCTGTCGCTGACATTGAGGTGAGCTTTGGGTCGCAGAGGTTCGTGTTCGTCTTGGGCGGCCTATTCAGCTTCGGCCGATCGTACTTCTGCATCATCCGGTCTGAGACCCAGACGGTTTTCATGTAGGCGATGTCGTCGACTGCACCCTCGAGGAAGGCGAGTTCTTTCTCAGCCTTCTGGAAGTTCTCCTTGGCTACGTGCCAGCGGCCGACGAGTTCTTTCTCCCTGACGCAGAGCTTGACGTACATCGGGTCGGTTTCGCAGAGACCATAAAGCGGGAACGGCTTGTTCAGGTCGGACTCGATCGGGAGGGTGACTTTGATCCCCAGAGACTGGGCCTTTTCAATCCACCACTGGCAGGCGTGCCGCTGGGCCACATATTCTTCCCGCGCTGCCATATCGATGCCCCAGAGACCGATCTCTGTTGCACGTTCCTCAATGGCAAGGGCGAACATCCAAGAGACGGAGCTCGAAAACCAGAAGGGGCCGTACTTCTCGATCATCGCGTCGAAGGGATAGAGTTCGGCGCGGGGCAGTTCCGGCCAGGGCTGGACAACGAAGGTCCGTGGCGCTTGGGCCAGGAACTTGATGTACTCCGGGCTGAAGACGGTCGGGTCAAGAGTTCGGCTGTGCAGCTCGAAGAACGTATCGATGCGGCGGAGGTGCGGCCACGCCCCGGGGGAGCACGCCCAAATCTCGTAAGATGGATCGTGATAAGGGGCCAGCCCCACCGATGATGGAGCTGAGCCGATGATTGCAATTTTCTTAGTCAAGGTGTCGGTCCTTGATGTTGAGGTTACGAGAACGTGACGTTGCCGTAAGTGCCAAGCACACCCCACTGCGAGGTGGACATGCCAACGAGATTGATGGCCCCACCGCCGTTGATGGCGATGTTGGCGTAGTTGATCGTCGAGCCCACGACCGCACTGGAGCCAGCGCTGATGGTACCGGTCGTGGCGGTTGAGGCCGAGTTGCGCTTGATGGTCTTGAACGCACCAGGGAACGGCGCCGGGAGAGACCAGGTGGTTTCAGCGCTCGACAGGAGAGTAATGCCGCCGACGTTGAGTGCGGTTGCGGTCGTTGCCGAGGTTGCCGACTGAACTTCCGTGTCGGCCGAGATCGGGTATCCACCGACATCGAGGCCGAACTTGTTGCCGTAGATGGAATGCAGGATTTTCTGACGTGCCATGTGAAAAGCTCCGTTTGCTTATTCGATTTTGCTGGGTGGAGTTGCCTAGAAAAATCGCCATGTCGGAGCGATTTATGGTAGTGTTACGCACGTTACAGAGAGGATTTGCGAATGCGCGAACTTGCGAACTTCGAGCGACAGAAACTCATCAGGATAGTCAAAAAGATCGAGACATTCTCACGCGAACTGGACGCCAACGGTAAGCCAGAATGGGCTGAGCGCGTGCTTTACGCTGTCATCGCTCTTTCCCCGGCATTCGAGAAAGAATTCTACCGGGAACTACACTCAAAGGAGCCAACGAGTAGTTGGCACGACGCAGTTATCGACAAACTGCGCTCCGTATTTGAGTTCGGCGTAAGGATGCAGGACACTAGCCAACGCTTGCAGAGGCTACAGCGGAATCCTAAGCCGCGATCTTCCGTCTGACCGAAATGCCAAATCCTGAAAAATGGTCTGCCGCCCCGGCTGGGGTGCTATCCGTGAAGCTCCAGAGCGCGCCAGCAGCCACCGCATGCGCGCCAGCCTCAAGCCCAAGCCTCAAGTCTTCGTATGATCCCGCTCCACCACAGGCAATGACCGGGATACTAACTGCTCGAGATACGGATCTAATGAGCTCGGTGTCATAACCCGAGAGCGTACCGTCTCGATCGATAGAATTGAGAAGGATTTCCCCCGCTCCAAGCTCTGCAACGTCTCGCGCAAAGCTTGCTGCATCTCTTCCAGTGTCATGCCGGCCGCTATGCGTCCAGATCGTTCCATTCTTGACATCCAGAGAGATGACTACGGCTTGGCTTCCGAATTTCCGAGATGCTTCCGAAATGAGTTCGGGAGTTTCATAAGCAGCGGTGTTAATTGAGACCTTGTCGGCGCCGCCTTGGATCAACTTTCCGAAGTGATCGAGAGTGCGGACACCCCCACCGACGGTCAGGGGCATAAACATTTCGGAAGCGAATTCACTGATCAGAGCGACGTCGGGCGCGTTGCCGGAGATGTCCAGCACAACAAGCTCGTCAACGTCTCTTGATTGAAAAACGCGGATCGCTTGGCGAAAATTCCCGATGGCTCTGGAACT